ACTCTATGGACAGCAACATTCCCGCGGGGGTTGTTCCGGGGTTGGTGTTGTGGGTCGGGGTGGTGCCGGCCGTCGTGGTTCCCGGGAGAACAACAGCGACCGGATCGATGAAGTCCGGATCGAAGCAGATGATCGAGATGTCTACGATCGGTTCCTGCGCGAACATGGCCGATGTGAACGACTCGACCCGACCGACGATCTGGTAGCCGTCCTCAGAGCTGTCGTCGATCTCGTCGACGAAGAACTTCAGCGTGACCAACTGCTTGGTCATGAAGAAGTTGTACAGCTGCTGACGGAGGGAGCGGACGGTACTGACCGCCGGGTCCGGGTCGAGGCTGAGCTTGATGGTGATGTTGCGGTTGTCACGCCGGCTGGACTGATAGACCGAACCGTCGTGGTTGGCGAACGCCGAAGACACAATGCTTGCTTTCACGGGGTCCAGCCCGGTGAACTCCTGGATGTAGATCCCACTGGAAGTGTCACCGAGCTGGAGCGTGAGAAGGTCACCTGTGCTGTTACGGACTTCCGTCTTGGAAAACATAGATGCCCCTCGCTTGAGACAATTGGTTCTTCGTCTGGCGGTAGATATCCGCCGTAGACAAAGCTGCCGGCGAGGTGTTGTACTGGTTGAACACCGCCGTGGGAGTGGCGGTCTTTACTGCGGTCTGTGTTACCGAAGTCGCAGCCGCGATCGCGGAGGCATTGCTCATATAACCCGCGGAGGCGCTGACGGCCTTGGAATATGCAGCTTGCACCGAGAGCGACTGAGCTCCCAGCATGGTTCCGATCTGAGCCGCGTCCTTCTTGACACCAGACAGGTCCAGCACCGGAGTGATGGTCGGGTTGATGTTGACGTTGGACGTGACCATGTCGGAGATCCCAGCAAGGGACTTGGCCAGAGCGGCTACTGCCTTCTTCCCGACACCCCCGGCGGCATCTTCCACAACTCCGGACATTTCGGTCAGACCCTGGGCGATTCCCTGCGCGGAATATCCGCCAACCTCGGCAAACACCGTGGAGGGCGAGTGGATCCCGAGCTTCTTCTTGATGGCGTTGACCATCGCGTCGGCGAGGATCTCCATCTGCTTCTCAAGCGCTGCTTGCTGGTGCTTGAGTCCGTCGACAAGACCCTGAGCCGAGTTAACGGCCGCCTGGTACAGGTCGGTGGACGCAGTCTTGCCAAGAGCGCTGGCGGCGGTTGCAAGCTGCTGGTCCAGGTTGTTGATCTGGCCGATGCTGGCTTTGCCGCCGTCGAGAAGCTGTTGGGCGAACGGAAGCGCGGAGATGCCCTGAGACAGAAGCTCCTTGTACGCCACGTCACCCAGACCGAACTTGCGAAGCCTCTGCAGGACGTTCGCGAATTCCTTGGTCTTCTCGATCTGATCCGCCAGAGAGGCGTCGTAGGTTGCTACCGTCTCGCCGGTGGCGATGGTCGGAAGCGTGTTGAACTGATCGGTGATCTGCTTGTTGTAGTCGTCACGGGTCTTGATCGCGTTGGCGAGTGCAGTGTTCGCGTTGTTGAGACTCGCCGTGACGGCCTGGTACTTCTTGTCGATCGCATCGAGGGCAGCGTGCTGCTTGTTGAGGCCCTTGTTGACCTCGTTGTAGGCAGCGACCTCCTTGGCGTGCTCGGAGTTGAGCTGAGCCAGAGCGGCCTTGGTGGCTGCGATCTCGGTGCGGTTCTTGTGACGAGCACTCTCGAGCTTGCTGAGCTTGTTCTCGAGGTTGGTCATCTGCTGGTCGTTGCTGTTGATCGTGTTGGCGAGCTGGTCCCTAAGGTTCTGGAACGCCTTGTCGACGTCCTTGTAGTTCCCAGTCGTAAGACCCTTGTAGAAGCCCTCGTTGACCGATTGACCGATCTTGATGAACTCCTTGGAGGGGGAGTTGATGTTCAGCGCCTTCTTGGCCGCGTTGATGGCCGAATCAGCCATACCCTTCGCTGCCGAGACGACCTGCCCAACACCAGCAGCCAATCCGGTGACCATTCCCTCGATGATCGACGTGGCAAGATTTGCTCCTGCCCTGCCTACCGCCGGGGAATTTTTCCGAATTGCGTCGGCTAGCCCGTTGATGAAGTTGAGCACCAGGTTGACAGCAGACTGGATCACCTTCGGGATAGCGGCGCCGATGCCGTTGAGGAATGCCACAACCACGTTCGCCGCAGCGTTGATCACACCGCCGATCTTGCTGGCGATTCCGTTGAGAATACCCGTGATCAGGTTGAGACCTGCAACCACCATCTTCGGAACGTAGGTTGCCAGCGCTTGCAGAAGCATCGTGAGAAGCTTAAGAAGCGTGATGACGACCTTTGGTGTGAGCGCCGCGATGGCGTTGATCAGAGATTCGATCACCACCGTGATGGCGCTTGTGATGGCGGGGCCGGCCGTGGAAATCACCTTCGCGAATGCGACGATGCCCAGACCGATCTCCTTCATCACCGTCGGAATCAGACCCAGGAGAGCAGTCACGATCCCGACAATCGCCGCGGCGCCGGCAGCACCAGCCACGCTCAGAGCTGTGAGGCCCGTTGCGAAGAGGAGCACACCACCACCGGCGGCTAGCATGCCTAGCCCGAGGAGAAGTACCGCGGCGCCCAGCGCGATGAGCACTGGAGTGAGCGCACCGAGTACGAGACCGGCCAGACCCAGAACGACGAACACGCCGGCCAGCATCAGCAGGCTCTTGGCGATGTCGCCCCATGACATACTCCCGAATGCCTGAAGCACCGGAAGCAGGACGAGCAGGGATGCAGCTACGACCAGCAGTGCCGCGGCTCCTGGGAGCGCTTCGGTCATGAGGATCATGGCGACTGCGATCACGCCGAGCGAGACCGAAAGCTCGATCAAACTCTTGGCAATCGCTCCCCAAGACATTCCTCCCATTTTGGCAAGAGCGTCAGCCACCATCCCGAGAGATGCAGCGACGATCATGATAGCCACGGCCGAGAGGACCGAGGTGGGCGGGATGAGGATCAAGGCAGCGCTGATGACGATGAGCGCACCAGCCAGGGACACAAGACCCTTGGCAATGGTCATCCAGTTCATCGAACCCATCTTGGCGAGGGCATCGCCGATCAGTCCGAGCGACGCAGCAACGATCAGCACTGCTGCGGCGGAGAGGACTGAGCTGGGCGGGATGAGCATGAGTGCCACAGCGATGATGCCGAGCGCGCCACCCAGGAGGATGAGGCTTTTGGCGATCGCTGTCCAGGAGAAGGACGCGAACTCCTTCATGGCAGTCGCGAGGATCCTGATCCCTGTTGCCAGGAGGATGATCCCGAGACCCTGGATCGCGCCGGCCTTGTCCGCGGCGGCGAACTTGGTGAAGAGAGCCAGGCTTGCCAGCAGGCCGGCGACGCCAACGAGCCCCTTACCCATGGCTTCCCAGCTGAGACCGGACAGAGCCGTCACCGACTTGACGAGAAGCTCGACACCCTTGGCGAGTGCGATCATCCCGAGACCGGCGGCGATCATCCCCTCAGGATTCCCCATGAGCCGCATCACTGCGAGCAGGGAACCGAGGATGCCGGCAAGACCGGTAAGCCCCTTGGCGAGACCGTTCCAGTTGAGGACCGAGAGCTTCTTGACCGCGGTGGCGAGAATATCCACAGCCGCGGCAAGGAGGATCAGCGACCCCATGATGAACGGCATCTTGGCGAAGCCGTCGGTACCGATGAACTTGGTGAAGATGGTCATGGCGCCGACCAGCTGAGTGAACATCACTGTGATGGCCACGCTGGATCGGATGAGACCTGCTTGGTCGATCTTGGACAGTCCGATGACCGACAGAGTCAGGATGCCCACGGCCGTCGCGATCTCAAGGAGCGTTGCCGCCTTGAGTGTCTGCTGCATGGATTCCATGGTTTCCTTCAGTGAATCGAAGGACTCCGTGATGGCATGCGTGAGACTGCTGAGCGGACCGCCGCCTCCGTGGAACTTGTCGACGAACTTCTTGAGAAGGACGACGATGCCGCCGAAGAGGATGGTGTTGATCGTGTTGAGGACGTCGGAGAAATTCAGGGTCGATAGACCGCCGCTGAGCGACGCCGCCATCTTCTTTCCGAAGTCTGCGATCTTCTTGACGAACGGGTCGAGATACCTACCCACGGCGCCGAGGGCGTCGAGAAGTTTCATCCATGCGACCTGCGCCAGCTTGCCGAGTTCGGCGACCGGCGTGAGCTTCGTGGCGACGCCCTCGAGCGACTTCTCGGCCTTGGATCCGTCGAACTTGTCGAAGAGCTGACCGAGATATCGACCGAGCTCCTGGAGAAGCGAGATCGGAACCGCGATGATCTTGTTGAACTCGGTGAAGAACTTGTTGAGGAACTGGCCCTGCTCGATGGTCTGCTTGAGCTTGACGAGGAAGTCCCCGATGCTGGCGGTCGTCTTGATGACGCCGCCGGAGCCCTTTGTGACCGTGCCGAAGAGAAGACCGAGTTCCTTGCCGACTGCCTTGACGAGGTCCCAGCCGATGCCGAGAACCGCGAAGACGCCGGCGAATGTACGCTTCAGCTCGTTGGCGGTGGTCCCACCGATCTTGAGCCTCTCGATGAAGTCCCGGAAGCTGACCGTCATCTCGTAGAGCTGCTTGGCTGTCGTGGGCGGGAAGATCTCCCTGAAGGCGCTACCGATGATCTTCATCACCGAACTGAGGACCTGGAACGCGTCGCTCAGACCCTGGATCAGAACCTTGCGGCCGCCGAGCTTGTCCCAGCCCTCAAGCAGCGTGTTGAGCGCGTAGATGGGCGCCGTGAGCGCCGTCTCCGCCACATTGTGGATGGCGGTGAACAGCGTTGTGGCCTGACCGATGTCGCCGAAGATGGTCTTGAATATCGCAGCGTATGCGGTACCGACCTCCTCCTTCAGCGCCTGGGTCAGCTGGGACATGGTCTTGATCTTGGTGGCCGAATCGACAGCGACCTTGCCAAGAGCCATGACCTGTTCGGCCTGCTTCTTGGTGTAGCCCATCGCCTCGATCTGCTTCAGACTCAGGTCGCCGGTGAACTGCGACAGAGTCTTGGTCAGGATGTTGGAGGTGATCCAGCCCTTCTGCAGGGACTCACGGAAGCTGCCGGCCTTCTTGATGATCTTGTCGATGTTCACGCCGCTGGCACGAGCGGTGTTCTCAAGGGCCGTCTGGAACGTCTTACCGCCGAGGCCGGCGTTGACCACAGAGTTCCAGTCCTGGAGCTTGACTGATCCTGCGGCGATCGCCTGCGACAGCTGATACATCGCGGTGGAAGCCTGTTCGGACGTCGACCCCGACATGGCCGCCAGGTTGGCGATACCCTTGATCGAGGAGACCGAATCCTTCAGACCGACGCCGGCCGCGGTGAACGTGCCGATGTTCTTGGTCATGTCGCTGAAGTTGTACACCGTCTGGTTGGCGTACGTATTCAGCTCCGCGAGGACCTTGGTGACGTCCTTGAGCTTCGTTCCCGCCGCGGCGGTGTTGGCGAGGATCGTCTGAGTCGCATTGATCTGCGTCTCGTAGTTGTTGAAGCCGTCCTTGATCGGATCGAGAACGAAGGACTTCGCCAGGGCGACGCCGGCGTCGATCACCTTGTTGGTGATGTTGGTCAGCGCAGTGATGCCGATTACCGACATCGTCTTGAAACGGTTGGCTATCGAGTCGATCCCGTTCGCCAGACCGTCGAGCTTCATGCCGTTGGCGGCAGTGCTGACGTCGTTGAGACCCTTGGTGGCCCCGGTGAGCTGAAGCCCCTTGGTGAAACGCCCCAGGGAGTCACGGGACTGGGCGATGCCGACCTCGAACTGCTTGTTGTCGAACATCACTTGGACAACGCGCTGATCGATACTACTCATGCGGAGGTCACCGCCTTCCATACCTTGTCTGCGATCTCGTCAAATATTGGCTTCATTGCCGGGTTGATGTAGTCCCGACCCTGCACGTAGCCTCCTGTGCCCGTGCCGTATCCGTACTGGAGCATGATCGCGACGGGGAAGTCGTTCTCAATGTCCGTGTTGGTCCAACTGATCCGGTAGACACCGTTGCTCGCCTCTGTGTCGTAACTCCATGACCCAGCAGCAAGCCCGGTGTCTACCGGTGTCGCCGAGGTAAGAGCCGCAACGCCATCCGCACCACACGAATCCATGATTCCGAGAATATCGAGCTTCGAAGCACGATCGAGGAATGCTTCGATGTGATTGAAATCCCCTGTGAAGGTGAAGGTGATCATTGCGGCTCCTTCCTTTGCAACGTCAGATGACCGCGCCGAAGAGCGTCTTCTGGGAGAGCGTCGTTCCCGACATGGTGATCGTGCCCGGCAGTGTGGTCTGACCCGTGCCGCTGGTCAGGAACCTGCCGTTAAGGCTTCCGAGGTTGAAGTTGACCAGTGTTGCATTGAGATCCGAGCCGCAGTAGAGCTTCGGCATCGTGGTCGCGTTGAACAGATATGCGATGTAGTAGACGCCGGGCGTGACTGCCTGACTGATCGCTTCGCTGGTGGCACCCTGAACCGTGACTTTGGCATCAACGCCGACGGCTGCGAGTCTGGTCCCGACGGAGTTGTAGAGCCCGACCCAGTTGGCCCCGGCGGTTGCCGTTGCTCCGACGGTATTGATGCCCCACTCGATCTTCGCCGCCGTTGCGTACTCGGAGATGTAGACCGCGTTGAGGTAGACGACGCCCGCTGTCAGCTGCGAATCGGACCGACAGGATTCCGGAGGAATCGTCCAGCCGAGAGCGTTGTGGTCGTGAGGCCTCGGGATACCGAGAGCACGGCCGGGGGTCGAGATGTGACCGTCGCTGAAGGTCACTCCGTTCCCGTAGACGAACGTCGGTGTCGCCTTTGGGCCGGTTGCTTCGCCGATGTTCGGTCCGCGTCGGATGACAGTGTTGCCGCCGGCGTCGAACCAGCCAGCCGAGTCGCCGTGGAGGTAGCCGCTGTTGACGGCAAGGAACGCGTTGTTTGTGGCGTAGAGACCGTACTGCGGAGAGTTGGTCCCCGAGCCGTTGTCGTCGACTCCGGTGATGCAGACCACGCCGTTGATGATGACTGGGCTAGCGCAGCCGTTGATCGAGATTCCCGCGTAGCTTCCGCCGCCGGAACCGCCGTTCTTCCCGTCCCGACTCAGGGTCAGACCCGAGAATATGAACGGGGTGGAGGCGATACCACTGCTCGGGCCGAGGTGGACGCCGTCGTGGCCGTTCCGGT